ATTGCAAGGGCCAACGCTGACGAGGACTGCATTGGCTACAAATGGATAATGGACGCTCGCCACCCTGTTATTGATATATGTGACTTTTATGCTGACGCTGACTTGTATGGTATGGGTGCAGGAGTATTCCCCAAGGGACACGCTCCGGCACTGCCAGCTCACCCACATTGCTTGTGTAGATTTATTGAGGTTTATAGATCTGACAAGGCTCCCAAAAACCAAGTTAAAAAGGCTGGTGGGGAATGGCTTGACAAGCTAACCGAATCAGAGCGAAGCAGGGTGCTTGGCAAACAAGGTGCTATTGCTTTTGATAAAGGCAAAGACTGGGTTAAGGCTTCCAAAAACTTAATACTTGGCAGACAGGAAAGCAGGCTTGCAGGTTTGCAAGATGATTTGTTTAGGGGTTATCAAAGTGGAGCTATAAGCGGAGCGTTAAATGACAAAAACGACCCGGATATGAGCAGACGAACTGAACATGCTATGCAGTTTTACGAAGCAAGAAGAAGAAATGGCGTGGGTGCATTTGTGGGCAAGATAAGCAAAAACACCGGGTTTAGGCCTAAAATGATAGAGGCGGTTTATTATCATTGCTTTATCAATAAATACGAATTAGCAGACGGCTTTCATTCTTTCCACCCTAATTATGAAATGTCGCAGTCTTTTCAAAGATTGTTAGAGGGGAAAAACATACAGGAACACGACATAATTTTACTTAAACACGAGCATTTGGAACTTGCTATAATGAAGCGTTTAAAGTATAATTATGACGACGCACATGCTTTAACAGAAAAAAAGTATAATTACACTAAGGCTGAAGACGAATGGGAAAAAAGAAATGATTAAATTATTGCTTGTAGAGAAAACAAAAAATAAAGTTGTTTATGCGGTTTATCCAAACAAAGATGATAAATGTGTCGCTATTATAGAGGTTGAACTTGGTGGAAAATTCAAGTTTAACATAAAAAAAGATTATGGCATTTATTCCATGCACAAATCTATGGCGGTACAAAGATTGTGTCAAATGTTTAAAAGCAATAAATTTCCCGACAGTGCTGTCCACGCCTGTTATTAATTTTTAATTTAACAAATAAGGAGCCAAGCGTAAGCAAGGCTCCTTTTATATTGGTTTTATTAGCACACCTTCGGGTGTGCTTTTATTATGCCCAGGAGAGGGCGAAAAATAGGGCGGAGGCCCATTTCATTCATACGGAGGTATAGCAATGAACTACAAAGAAGCTCTGGAAGCAATCGAGAAAATTGAGGGCGGTGCAGATATTTTGACCGCTATTAAAACCGAAACTGCTCGTCTTAATGCGGAGGCAAAAAAGAACAGAGAGTCCGGCGATAAACAAACCAAAAAAGTAACCGAAATATTGGCAGCACTTGGCCTTGATGATGGCGAGGACGCTGTTGAGGGTGTAAAGGGTTTGAAAACTACTCTCGATGAATACAAACAGAGTGGCAAGTCCCCCAGCGATGTGGCGAAAGAGCTTGCAAGATTAAGTGCTGATTTAGGCAAGCTGAACAAACAATTAAACGAAGCCAATGCAAAGGCAGAGGCAGAAAAGACCAAGCGTATTTCCGCATTAAAGCATAGCAAAATAGTTGACGCTTTGAGCAAGGGCAACGCATTGAGTCCAGAAAATTTTGCAAAGCTTCTCGATGAAAATGTAATTGTCGATGATAACGACAACATCAGCTACAAAAGCGGGGACAATACAGTTACCCTCGATGAGGGCGTTAAATCTTGGCTCGCTGAGAATACTTGGGCAGTGAAAGTCAATGGCGCTCAAGGTGGCGGAGCCAAAGGCACCGGAGGAAGCGGTGATGCATTCCTCGATGGTTTTGATAGTGTCAAATAAAGGAGGACAAATACACTATGGCTATTAATTACGCTTCTAAATATTCTGAAAAAGTGCAAGAACGCTTTGCTCTTGCTTCTATCACCAATGCAGCAGTTAACAACGAATATGATTTTGTTGGCGTTAACGCTGTAAATATTTATTCTATCCCGACTGTTGCTCTTGGTAACTACACCTTAACCGGCACCTCTCGTTATGGTACTCCCGCAGAATTGCAAAACTCTGTTCAAACCTTGCCCATGAGCCAAGACAAAGCATTTACTTTCACCATTGATCGTCGTTCTGTTGTTGACTGCAATGGCGTTATGGAAGCTGGCAAAGCTCTTGCTCGTGAAGTAAATGAAGTTATTATCCCGACTGTTGACAAATATCGTCTGGATGTACTCGCAACCGGTGCTGGCAATACTGCAACCGCAGCAATTACCAAGAACAACGCATACGAAAAATTCCTCGATGGCGTTGTTGCTGTAAAACAAGCTAAAGCTCCCGATGCTGGTCGTGTTGCTTACATTTCCCCCACTTTCTACAAAGCAATTCGTCAAGACACTTCTTTTATTAAAGCTTCCGACATTGCTCAAAATATGCTCATTACCGGTCAAGTTGGTTTGATTGAAGGTATTCCTCTCGTTCTTGCTGTAGATCAATTACCGACAGATGTTGAATTCATCATCACCAACTCCATCGCTTGTGTATCTCCTATCAAATTGGAAGACTACAAAGTGCATGAAGACGCACCTGGCATCAATGGTTGGTTGGTAGAAGGTCGCCTCTACTATGACGCATTTGTACTCGCCGCCAAAGCTGGTGCAGTTTACTGCCATAAAAACCAATAATTTTGATTAATTGACGGAGGAGGGAGTGGGCGAAAGTCCATTCCCTTTTTTTAAGTATGGAAATAAAAGTCGTAAACTTAGAAGAAACTCAAAGGCTTTTGGAAAGTTTACCCGACAAAGGCAACAAAGCAATTCGTGTCGCTATTAAACAAGGTTTAGCGGATATTAAAGAACACGCATCAAAAAACCACCGCTTTACTACTCGAGGCGGAATGTTGGTAAAATCAATATTCCACGAATTCAATCCCCAAAAACTACAAGGCCGAGTATTTTTAGACTCTGCTGTGGCTCCTTATGCTTTATATGTTCACGAGGGTACAAAGCCACACGAAATTAGGGTTAAAAATTGGCGAGCTTTACGCTGGGAGAATAATGGGGACGTTATTTTTGCAAAAAGGGTAAAACATCCGGGTACAAGGCCAGACCGCTTCTTGTATGAAGCTGCCGATGAGGTGCGACCAAGGATTCAACAATACTTAAGTGAAGAAATAGCAAAGGCGGTGCGTCAATGATACTTGAAATTAACGATGTCATGGACGAGCTTATACTGCCGGTTGTGCAACACGACAAGCGATATTTACAGCTCGCCGATGAATATATTAACTATTTAATTCGTTCTTTTGATAGCACCAAAAGCATAGATGATATTCCTACACCTGTTCCGTTTAAAGTGAAAGAACTCGCCAACGCTTATGTTTGTTATAGAGTATGCTTTGACAAGTTTGGCGGGCAGGTCGGCGTTATGTTCAAGGGTGCTGACGGGACTGACCGCTGGTATAGCAAGCTGAAATTCTATCAAGAACAATTTGAAGAATTGCAAAACTCCATGACAGCCGATGTAATGACCGGCGAAGCTCCAAAGGGCAAAAGCTCTAATGTCATTCCGTTGTGGAGGGGTTAGCCTATGCCTTGGAAATTAATATTAGACAGTCTATATGATTATTTAAAGGCCCACAAGGCGTCTGATTTGCTTTTAAAAGGCTTTGCAGACGCTGGGGGTATAAATATAGCGGACAAGACAATAACTTGCCTCACACGCGGTTCTGAAAGCTATGACAGCGTTTATGACGGGGGCGAGGGTACTTGCACAATATATATTGATATGTTCGCTCAATATCAAAGCGTTGACATGTCCGATGGCTACGCAATTATTAACGACCTTGAAAAAAATGTCATTGGTTGCGTTAAGGATTGGGCGAGTCAAAATATGCCTTGTGAACAAGTCGAGGTCATGGAGGTTAGAATTACCAATAGCGGAGGAAACACCGATGTTGAGCGTCCGATTATTGGCTCTTATATTGCAATTGACGTTGACTGGTCTATGAGGACACTTTAAAGGAGGAAATTAAATGGCACAAGCAAGAGGCTATAGAACTAAAACTGTTATTGATTTTGAAACCAGTTTTAAAACCGAGCCGAGTGTTAAAGCTGGTAAAGTTATGCCTTTTAACAGCAATTCTGTTGTGGCAACCCAAAATCTCAATACATCCAAAACCATTACCGGCACCCGAAATCCGGTGCAACCTTTCAAAGGCAATGTAACCGTTGATGGTGAAATTACTCTGCCCAACGATTACAGAGCGCTCGGCTATATTTTGAAAGCTATGTTCGGTGATCCTGTAACTACCGAAGCTGGTAGCGGTAAATATCAACATATTTTTAAATTGGGCGAAACCCAACCATCTCTTGTAATTGAAAAACAATTCCCTGACATTGGTAAATATTTTAAATATACCGGTTGCAAGGTTTCCACTTTCTCTTTGCCTTTTGGCGGTGATGGTGAATCTGTTTGCTCTGTTGGCATTATTGGTGCTGTTGAAAATATCGGCACTGCTGCTTATGATGCGTCCGCAACCCCTGTTGAATTAAAAAGAGCAGAAAATTTCCAATGTCACATTCTTGTAGATGGCACCGAGAAAAAATCTGTAATTCGCGAAGGCACCTTAAGTATTGACCTTGGCTTGGATGGCGACCAATACTTCATCGGTGACGAGGGTACTCGTGGCGACATTCCAGAAAGCATCATTTCTGCTTCTGCACAAATGACCGCTTTGTTCCAAGATACTGAGTGGATTGAAAAGGCAAAAGACGGCGTTGTCGGTTCCTTGGCTATTAAATTCACCAATGGCACCGAAGAATTGGAATTTAAATTCCCCGAGGGTATGTATGAACGCAATTCTCCGTCCATTGATGGCAAGGGTGGCATTCTTTGCACTGCCAACTTTACTGCTTTTCATTCTGCCGATGCTAACAATTCCGCTATTGTTGTCACTTTGAAAAATGATGTAGCGACCTATTAAGAGAGGTTTATAAAATGCAATTGCCCGAAATCAAAAGTCTTACAATTAAGCAAATGAAAGAGCTTCGAGAAATTGGAGCCGACCTGCGTTATGCAACCGACATTCCTGTTGCAACCGACAAGCTGGTTGAATATGTCACCAATATGCACCCGGAAATTGAATGGGACGATGTTCCGTATAATGTAGCAACTTCTTTTGCGTGTAAGGTGTTCGGTTGCACTGTTTCACCTAACGAAGACTTAAAAAACTGATAAAGGCATTGGAGTGGGAACTTGAAGGCCGAGCAGATTATTGCAAGCTGTGTAACGAAGATTGCACCGACTGCGAATACGCAAGGCCCGAAATCCCTCATTCAATGCTTTTGATATGGGATATATGGTCGGCTTGTTGTACTCAATGGCGGGTTAATATGGGTGGAGTAATTGGCCTTGACTATACTGCTGTTAAACTTGTTTTTGACGCTTATGGCGAGGAATTAGATCAACGCAATTTAACCATTATTCGTGCATTAGAGCAGACCTCCCTCAAATACTACAACAGGAAGGAGGGGAAAAATGGCTAACAATGAACAGAAAATAGAAATAATTATTAATGGCAAAAACTATGTTGCAAAACCTGTTGGAGAAGCGACCGAAGCGGTCGATGAACTTGGCAAGTCTGTGAAGACCACGCAATTGGCAGTGGCGACCGCAACCGGCAAAATTGCCGCCGATATTGGTGAGTATATTGGCCGAAAGTGTGTAGATGCTTTAAGGTTTTTCACAACTGGAGCTTATGATGTGGCTCGTGCCTGGGGAAATGCAGTCAATGACATTAACGATAAGACAGGCATGTTTGACGAGGCATCGAGCAGAATTTTAAGCGTTGCAAAAATTGCTGGCGTTTCTGCTGACGATATGGGACAGGCCTTAATGCTTATGTCCAAGAATGTTCAAGACAACGCAGAGGTTTTTGCTAAATGGGGCATAGCTATTCAAAATTCTAATGGCGATTTGTTAAGTGCCGAAGAAATTTATAACAATGTGCTTATAAAACATCGCGAAATGGCTAATGGCATGGAAAAAAATGCTATGGAAATGGAGTTGTTTGGTCGTGCTGGCGGTAAATTTAACGACTTGTTAAATTTATCTGATGCCCAACTACAGCAGTGGAATCAAACGCTCGAACATAGCGGTTTAATTCTGCGAGGTGATGTTTCCCAAGCCATTGAAGACACCGAACAAAGAGGCCGTCTTTTGGATGCAGCAGTTGAAGGTTTGCAAGTACAGGTCGGAAACGCTTTAAACCCCGCTCTTGATACTCTCTATACTGAATTGTTGAACAACATAAATGCCATGTACGCCGATGAACAACGCTCTAAGGATTTAAAAGAAGCGTTGGAGGGTTTAACAAACTTTGCTGTTAGCTGTGCAAAAGGCTTTGCAAGTATTACCAACGCAATTATGGACGCTGTTGTTTGGATGGGCAAATTCATGAATAGCTTCGGTCGACTCCCTGCTGGAATCCGAATGGGTATGGAAGCAAATGGCGAGTTTGTCCCCAACAATTGGGATATGGGCGAATGGGAGGGGGACAATGGTTTTGACTACAACCCAACTCCAACTCCAACTCCCGGACTGCCACAAAGAACAGGCGTTGTTGTTCCAAGCGTTGCAAAAAGTGGCTCGGTTGGTAATAGCATTAAAAAGGCTGTGGATAATACCAAGCAACTTGAAAGTGCAATGCGTAGT